TTTGGTTTAGAATTTCTTAAAAGAGTACCTACTTGTGTAATAGTATTACTATTTACATTAGCATCTAATCCTCCTCCTACTATATAAGTTACTGTTAGTACTGTGTCTGCTGGGGCTTCACCATAAGCTTTAGTGTGTAAAAAATTAGAAGGATCAAATGCTATATCTAATTTAGATCTTCCATCTTTAATTCCTAATCCTATATTATTAGGGTTGGGTATTATTTCTGTGTCTGATTTATCACTATTTCCTGCTCCAAATTGGATTTCTATTTGGTTATTAGGTTTTACTCTAGTTATGAATCTTTTTGATGTTTTCTTTAATTTTAATAAATAAGGAGTTTCATTACTATATTGATGTAAATCAGGATCATTAGCTCCAATATTAGAAACTTTTTCAAATTTAGTATCTTGAGCTAAATATGGAACTTCACTCCATTCATTTCCATCTGAATCTTTTATAGATTCTATTGAAACTACATTAGTATCAAATAATGTGATTGTTTTAAATTTTTCAGGTGCTCCTATTGAAAATGTTTGAGTTTTTCTTTCTCCAGAAATTGCAGGTACTATTTTTTTAAATAAAAAATATTCTGGGTTACCTGAACCATCATATTGATATATACTTGATGTTATAGGTGTTAAAGATGATGAATATGAAAAATCACAATCTTCAGTAGTATAAAAAGTAGATCCTTCTGTTGATATAAAAGTTGAATTTTCTTTTATAGTTAAAGAATAATCATAATCTGGGACATAAGTAGTATTTACTAATTTAGAAGGTACTAAATGAGAAATTGTTAAATCTGTAGTTGCTACTGATGTTGTTTTTGGTTTATATCCCATAGCATAAGCCATATTATATAAATTTTCTTTATCTTGAGCTAATGTTAAAAAAGATTCTTGAAGTTGAGTGTCTGTATAAAATGATAATACATCTCCTACATAAGAAGCCATTTCTAAAAACATCATACCAGGATTACCTTCTGAAAAATCATTAAAATTTTCTGGAAAATAGTTTTCTGCAAAGCTTATAAGTTGATTTTTAAAGGAATTATAATCCTTATTTAAATATTTAACTTCTTTATCTTGGGTTTTATTTGATACTTTATTATATGCCATTATTGTGTAAAGTTTATTTGTATACTATCTCGGTTTGCGTCTAATGTAAAAATATAAACTATAGATATACCTAAAACTGAATTATCTTCTTGTAAATTTACATTTACATCTTCTATTCTTATATTAGGTACAAATCTTGCTACTTGATCTTGAATTAATTCTTTTAATATTTCTGTTCTTATATTTTGTTCAAATAATAATTTTTTTAAACCTACACCATAATTAGGAAGATTAATTCTTTCTCCTCTTACAGTTAGTAAAAGATTTATTAAATTAGCTTTAGCTTGATCTTGTAGAGTTTCTGTTCCTTTAAATAAATTATTTTCATCTAAAGGAAAGGCTACCCCTATCGTAACATTTTTGTTAAGATCTAAAGGACTTATTCTTCTTATTCCCTTTATTAAAGCCATTATTTTTTCTTTTTATTTATTGCTTTCATTAAACCACTATAATCTCTTGTTACTGCATTTGCTACTACATCAGGCATTCCTGTTGTGTTCATAGACATTGGTGCGCCTGAAGAAAAAGGATCAGATAAACTTACAGGAGCCTGTCCTGAATCTAAATTTGTATCTCCTGCTGCTGTTTCATTTAATAAATCATTAAGTGCACTATCTCCTACAAAATTTTGTTTTTTATATGATTTTGATTTTATAGGTGCATTACCCATTATTTTTTCTCTTAAAGAATTTTTTGATGCTTCTGGAACTTCAACTATTCTTTCTTTATGTTCTATAATGGTTGGTTTTAATTCATCACGTAAATCTTCTTTAAGTGTTTTTATTTCTCTACGTAACGCATAATCGATTTCTTCTCTAACTACTTTTCTAATTAAGTTTTCGAATGTCTTTGCTTTCATGTTGTTAATTTGGGTTTGTTAATAAATATAATTTTTTTTAAAGGTCTATTACTTTATGACTAGTATAGTAATCTCTTTCAAATCCATCTATAGCTAATTTTACTGTGTATATTCTTTCAATAGCTTTATCGTGACCTTCTGATTTTAAATAATTGTATAAATCATCATATTGTTGTTGTAAATTTGATAAGTATACTTCTAATGGTGTAGGTTCATCTGGAGGTATTACTATTATCCCCCCATTATTATTATCTATTTCAAATTGAGCACAATTTGCTTCAAATTCTAATAATAAATTATTTAAATACATTAATAATTTTTTTACTTCTGTGTCTATAAAAGTTAATTTTGATTTTGCTAAATTTATAGGTATAAAAACTTTATTTGCTTCATTAACATAATATAAAATTATTAAAGGAACACATAATATTAAAGCCATATATTCTTTTACTTTAGAATGTGCTTTATTTCTTTTATCTGTTACTTGATCAGTTACTGCTCCACTAGAAGTAGGGCCTGAGTTTGCTGCTAATAATACAGGAGCTGCTAATATTATTATATTTAAAGGTTGTAATATATTATTTAAAAATTCTGCCATTGATTTCATTTGTCCTACAGGTCCACTTTCTTCCATAATAGGTTTTATAGAAGCTTCTAATCCTTCAACTTTTTCTAGAGCTCCTCCTATAACATTGTTAATACCTGTTAAAAGATCATTTAATTCATTATAAATTTTCATAAATTTTTCCTTACCTTTTTCACTACAAGAATCAGCATTTATTTCTGCTTTTAATTTTTCTTTAATTGTTTGAGGGGTAGGGATTTGAGCTTTTAATTCTGCTATTTTTTTCTTACCTTCATTTTTAATTTCGGTTTTAGCCCTAGTTATTAAATTATCTATTTGATTATTTACTATATTTCTTGCTTGTTGTGTAGACATGTTATACTAATTTTGTATTTTGACTCATTATATCATATAGATCGTTTCTTATTTTATCAAGTTGTCTAATTCTTTTATTCATTACTTGTCCATTTTTATCATTCATACCTGTAAGTGTTCCTTCTGAGGTAGATGTATAAGACATTGAAAAAGCCATATCATAAGAAAGAGATTGACACATATCTAATATTTCATTTAAAATTATAACTAATTCATCTCCTAATACAGCAGGTTGAGTAGGTAAAGTATTATCAAATTCTAAACCTAAATAAATATTAGGAGAATTTACTACAAATTTACTTTCTCCTTCATCTCCACTAGTGTCAAAATGAAAACTACCATTTGTACTAAAACCTATAACTTTATCCGAAAATAATAAAATACTATCTTTTTTAGCATTAAAAATTAATCTATCTGAATTTACTAATACTTGATTTCCTTGGTATGTGTCTGGTGATTGAGGTATATAAGCCATTATATTATGTTATTATCCATTATTTTCATCTGGTGGTTGAAATGATCTTAATTGTGATACATTTCTAAGTGGTTCATAATTTGAATCTATTATTGATTGTTCTGCTATTGTTATATTATGAGTGTAGTTTCCTTTTCTTAGTGTTTTTTCTCCTTTATACATTTCATGTATGTCTTCTCTTTTAGAAGAAACTGAAGAAGTTCTAGGAAAATTACCTTCTATATAAGAAATATGAACCCATGATGAATCTTCATTTGATCCTTTATAATCTCCCCTTTCAGGATATTCCCATATTAATTGATGATAATTAGGTAAATTTTGAAAACACCAATTCCATAATATAGAATTTCCATAATTTAAACTAACTATATCAATAGAATGTCCTCTAACATGACCTGATTTAGGATTACCTCCTATTACATTATTTAATGCCATAGATCTATAAGCTGATTTTATGTAAATATCATCTGTTCCAAAAGCATCTAATATTGGATTAACACAATGATAATGTAAAGCATTTAAATTATTAACAATAAAATTATAAGTTAAACAAGGATCTTTATCTTTATCTACTCCCGGCATATTACTAATTCCATATCGGGCAGACGTTATACTCATTATATTTTGTTTTATTGTAAATGCCATAATTTATTTTTAAGGGGCTGTGTTTCCTAATTCTGCATCTAAATTTACATCAAAAGGAACATCTAATTCTGTTGCTGGAGATACATTATCAATATTATCTTGATTTATTGTTTGTGGTTCTGTTGGTGAATTATCAAAGTCTGCTGCTTCTCCTCCTGTAACACCTGCTAATTCATCTGTTTGTTGTAATTCTTCTGGAGGTAAATTAGAAGCTCCTGATAATGTTACATCTTCTTCTACATTTTCATCTAATGTATCATTAGAAGAATTTACTTCTTCTTTTTCTTGTTCTTTGAATATATCATGTCCATAAGATTCATCATGAAAAGATGCAGGTACAAAATTACTTATTTGTTGTGAAGAACATAAATATATACTTGAATCATCTAAATTTATATCTTCAATTATATTATCTATAGAATCTTTTAATATATCATGGTATTGACCATTTCTTAAAATTGTAATAGGATTTCCTAATTCTCCTTCATTACTCCAAGGATTAGGATGATTTGTTGATTCATTATCTATAGTTGAACCAAATCTAAGCGAATTTCCAAATCTTCCTTCTAAAGTATAATCTCCTTCATAAGGTCTTAAAGGTCTTATATTAATTTGTTCTTTAAAATATTGTCCTTCATAAAATTCTTTACTAGATAATAATCTTTGATCAGGAAGAGCATTACTAGAAGGTCCTTTTTGAATAGCTATTGGTGGTAAATAATATGATTCAAATGACTTATCTTTATTATATGTTGATGATGGGCCCTGTACTACTACTACAATTTCATTTGCAACAGGATAAAAACTATCATTAATATAATAAGGTTTTGCTGATAAAGCACTATTTAAAGCACCTATAGGAGGAGATGGTAAATTTACAGGTGTATATAATATACTTCCTACTGATGATTCTCCATTATATCTTGGATGTTTTTCATCTAAAATAATATCTTGTACTCTTACTAATTCAGGTTTTATCATTATTCTGAAGGTTTATCAATTTGTTTTGGGGATTCAACTGTTTTAGATATTTCTTCTGCAACATCCATTAATTGATTCATTTCCTCATCTGTTAATAAGCCTCCATCTCCACTTTGAGACATACTTGTAGATAAACGTTGTACAATAGCTGCCATTTTTATTAATTGGTCATCATTTTTAACACTAATTTCCATATATTCTTTAATTAATGGAACTACTACAGTTGCATCTCCTAAAGATTGTACTAAGGGTCTTAATTCAGCTATTAAAGATGCTAATTGTTTTGCTTTTTTCTTTTGATTACCATGAATTTCTTTTAATAAATCACTAAAAGATTTATCATCAAATAATATTTGGTTTAATGAATCCATATTGTTTTATTATAAATATGGGAAAGATTAAATTTTTACATGTCCTGTTTCTATATATTCTTGGTATAATTTTTTATATAGTTTTTTTAAGTTTTTTGTAACTTTAGTAATAACAGGAGTATCTACATCTGTTATTTCTCTTATGTAAATGTAAAGTGCTTTTTTATTAAATATTTCTATATTTTCTCTGCGTTTAAATAAAATATTTACAGAATCACAAACTTTTCTATCTTTATCTTTTTTAAATATAGTAAACATATGTTTATCTATATATTCTGTAAAATAATCTATAAAATCTTTAATTTCTTGTTTACGTCCATCTCTTCCTAATTGGTGTAAAACACCATCATCTTCATCTGCTTTTAAAACATCTACTTTTTGTTTCTTTTTTTTATAATTGTTATTATTATATAAAATAATT